ATATACCCGTCCGCCGAAGCGGATTTCCAAATCCGCCGAGACTTTCGCCTCTTTCGGCGCGCTGATGGCAAGCTCTCGGCAATAATCCGCAGGCGGCGGCAGGATGAGCTGCTCGGGTTTGATTTTGTTCCAGGCCTGATAGCGGGTCATACCGTGACGGCTGTGAATCTGCGTACCGTTGTAGTAACGCATCCAACGCTCTGCCAGGGCGTTCAGTTGGTCGATATCGTGTACCTCGGTAAAGCGCAAACCGCTTTCAAAAGATGTTTCCACAATGTCATTGGCTTTCTCTACCTGACCTTTGGCACGGGGGTTGCCGGGTTTATTGATCTGCACATGCACATCAAGCGACTTGCACAGCGTTTTAAAAGCAGACGACGTATTCGCACTTCCCGGGTCAAGCATGACCATGCGCGGCACACCGCGTATCGGATCCTTATGTACATCCTCCTTGGCTTGCATCATGAAGATGAAGAAATCGCACAAGTTCGCACTCGTCTCGCCACCGAAGTAGTACCGGGCGACAATCGTTCCACTGGCATGGTCGGTGCCGGTGTAACGCCACACGCGGTCTTGCTCAATCTTCACAACATTTTTAGGTTTGTTTTTGTAGAATTCCTCCTCTTTCATCACCCTAAGCCCCGTATCCTTGCCGTGTCGCGGCAGGTAATACAAAACACACAAACTAGGGTCGATTTGCCAGCAATGATTCGGATGTTCAGATTTCATACGGCTGACAGGATCAGGCTGAAGTAATTGGTCGGGATGTAGCTTGTACTCTCGTAAAGCCCGGGTAATGGTGTTTTCAGAAAGAGGACTTACTTCCCCCGTTTCCTCATCAATCCGCGCCGCCTCGATTTTGCCGTTGGCTCGCAGCATCTCCACTGCTTGCTTGACCGACATCAACCGTTTGCCGTTGCGCCTCATGGCCTCCACCAGTACAGCCGAAATCAGTTTGGCTTCTTCCAGCTTCAGTTCCGTTTTACCGGCATCGCTTCGCCGTTTTCGGCTCGGCTTAACACTCACAGACTCCAATTTCCGATAGAGCGTAGCGAGCGATACCCCTAAATCCTGTGCCGACCGTTTCAGATACTCCGACCGTTCTCCCCGTCCAAGCAAAGCAGCTTGAGCCTCGATTTCAGTCAGTCTTTCTACCAATCCGGCGTTCATGATTTATTCTCCCAACCACTCCGGCGTCTCATCTTGAGGGGCTTCCATCGGTAGAGCGTAGCTCTCGCGGATGCCGTTGCAATCCAAAATAATCTGATTCAACGCCCCGACCATTTTTGCCTGATGACTGATCCCATGTGCCTCACTGTGCGCATTAAGTTGGTCGAACAAATCTTTCAGACGGCTCACTTGACTGCGGATACCGACCTCAAGACTTGATAACTGCATCGTCAATTCACTGCCCACATCTTCCGCCTTCGGCTCTCTTACACCGGTTTGCTTCTTAGCCAGCTTTTCGGCCAGCTCGTCGACCTTCTTGTTCTTGTCGGCAATGACTTTGTCTTTCGCTTCCGCCGTCTCGCGGCTCTCGCGCAAGGCCACACGCAGCTCCTTAACAGTCATACGGTCGACATCATCAAGCGTATTGCCGTTGATTTCGCCGCCTTCGGCAAACTCCAACAAGGTGTCGTCATCTTCCACCAGCAGCTCCAGCAGTTTGGACTTTCCAAGTTTTATCAGCTGTGACTGCGCCTGTTTCATTTTTGGGTCAATAAAGCGCAGCGTGGCATTCATTAAGCGTTGCGATTCACGGCGACCTAAGCCAAACTCTTTCTCAGCAATCTCAGCAAAACGGCCATGCGGCGTATGCTCTTTGATGATGATGAGTGCGCGACCCAGCTCAAACATACCTTCCATTGTTTGGCGTACCGCAAAACGTCCACGTTCAATCCAAACAGCCTCGTTGTAAGCCTCGCCATTTGAAAAACGATCCATAACCGCCATGCTGTGTATTGCCAGTTCGTTTGCCGTTGCGCCAACCGCGTGTCCTAATACTTCCATTTTTATCTCCTGCAAATGCGACGACGTCGTCGCATTTAATAAACTCGTTGTTCAATTTCCTGCAAACGTGCAGTCAAACGTTCTTGTTGCTGTCTGAAACGTTCCGCGATTTGCAAGGTTTTAATGCTGTACGCAAAATTGCCGTTATCCAGCTTGACCACCAAACCCTCCGCAATCAGGTCTTCCAAGTCCCGGCTGACATGTACCGGCGAAATACCGAGGCCGTCTGCAATTTCCTTGTTGCTGATGCCGATAATCGGATGGGCTTCCAATGCCTTAAAGACTTTCAAAAGTCGTACGCCTTTGGCACTCATCACGCACTCCGTTTCACATCGCCCGATTGCTGCTTGATGCCCAGCTCTACCGCAATTTCATGCGCTTTGCCGCGATTGGCTTTAATCGTGCCGTTCAAAATCCGCGACACATACGTCGGGTCGTAGCCGCGTTCGTCGCACCAAGATTTAATGGTCTCCCCACGCTTACGGAAACCTTCTTTTACTTTTTCTGCATTCACGGAATATCTCCTATTTCATCTCGTGATAGAATGTTAAATATTTAAAGATTTAAACAATCTTGCTTAAATGTTGGATAAATAATAACTGGAATATTTCTATTAAGCAAGATTATTTCTAGGGTATTTTCAGGATTAATTCTATGAGTTTGATTTTTACAAGAAATATTCGTGAGTTATTGAGTGAAAAAGACCTCACTATTGCAGAATTTGCGGATGCTATCGGCGAGAAAGTGTCCCGAATAAATGATGTTTTGAGTGGGAAGCAACGTCCCCCATTTGATATAGTAGAAAAAATCCTGACAACTTTTGATGTTGATGCGCGTTGGCTGATTACAGGTAAGAATAATTCCAGAATTGAGCCGGCTGACATCAGGAATTATTCTGAATCACTCGACTACGACTACGTTCCAATGTTTGATGTGGAAGTATCCGCAGGCAACGGCGCGGCTGCCTATGGAGTGGCAGAACCGGCCAACCACTTGGCTTATCGCAAAGACTGGCTCAAATCACGCGGCCTGTTTGCCAAAGACCTCAACTGCGTGGTGGCACGAGGCGACAGCATGGAGCCCACCATCAACAGCAAAGACACGCTGCTGGTCGACACCAGTAAAAACAACCCGCGCGATGGCCAAATTTATGTGATTCGCTCCGGCGACACGCTGTGGGTAAAGCGTATTCAAAAGCAGCTTGACGGCAGCCTGCTGCTGATTTCCGATAACGACACCTACCCGCCGATGTCACTGACCTTGGCAGACCACCCCGATATTCAGGTGATTGGACAGGTGGTTCAAATCTCAAAAGATCTGAGCTAAACCAACAAGGAGAGCACATGAAAAAGCCTTATTTAACCGCTTTGTTACCGGCTTTGCTGTTGCTGGCACCATCTGTGGCCACAGCCAAAAGCTGCAAGGATTTCCCAACCCATCAGGCCGCACAGAAGTATTTCCAAGCGAAAAAGCCAGGCTGGAAGCAATTGGATAGAGATGGAGACGGCCGTGCTTGCGACTGTAACCCGGGTGGCCAGGGCAAAAAATGTCCTAAAAAAGGTAAAAAATAAACTGGGGGAGCACATACGATGAAAACCACGACATTTTTAGCCATGTTGATGCTCGCTTTATCAGCATCAGTAAATGCAAAAGGCGTGATTAAAACCGGTGGAATGATCGGACCGCACCCACAGACTTTCTCTGACCGGTTTAATGGCATGAAAAGTGATGTTCCCGGACTATTCCCAAGAATTTCCATCACAACAGGCAAAATCAACCAAATACAAAATCTTGGCAATGGGGTAACACTAACTGCCAAGCTGGTATCGGCAGCTGATGCTTTTGAAACAGTAGGAATGACATGCAATACACAAACGAGCACTAAGCGAATTACCGCCTGTATGTTGGGAATGTATTATGCGGCAACCGCCCTTGATACAAGCATTAACCAAATCCGATTCATGGATAACATCAAGGCCGCAACAAATACTGGTTTTTCCATTTATAATCAAGATGGTATTGATTATGCAATTACTGTGAATCGTAAAAAGAAAAGTGTTGCTATGATTGCTAAATCTGATACACCTATGCAAATTGAGCAAATGGAGGATATTGACGAAGAACACATGAAAAGCAGCAAATGTAATCCGATGATGGAACTTTGCATCAAAGCTAAATAGTCATTTGTTTTTAACCCGCACTAAAAGCCCGTTCAGACGGCCTTACCTAAAATCCCTGTACCTATCAAAGATACAGGGATTTTTTATGTCCACCAAATTCAATCAATTCATTGAGCGCGTCCTCTCCCACGAGGGCGGCTATGTCAATCATCCCAAAGACCCCGGCGGCGAAACCAACTGGGGCATCACCAAGCGTACCGCGCAGGCAAACGGCTTTACCGGTTCTATGCGTGCTATGACCCGCGAACAGGCGATCGGTATTTACCGTCAAGCATTTTGGGAACGCTATCACGCCGATCAAATGCCGGAAGCGGTTGCGTTCCAATTCTTCGATGCCTGCATCAACCACGGCCATGGAAATGCTGCCCGTATGCTACAACGCGCCGCAGGTGTGCCGGACGACGGCGTTATCGGAGCAGTCAGCCTCAAAGCCATCAATTCACTTCCTGAAAATGACCTCCTGCTCCGTTTCAATGCCGAACGTTTGGTGTTTTATACCAAACTCGGCACGTTCGGATCTTTTGGCAAAGGCTGGATTCGCCGCGTGGCGCAAAACCTGATTCATGCGTCTGCAGATAACACCGATTAAAGGGAGACAAACCATGTCAAAAAAGTCACTCATCGCCCTAATGGCCGCAGCCATGCTGCCCGATTTCAGCCACAGCGACCTGGGCATTCGCTACGCCATGCCGACTCAGGGGTGTTGGACGCAAGCCCACCGCAAGAGCGGGGTAGCCGCCGCGAAACGCGCAGCCAAAAAAAAGCGTCGCCAGTAGCTGCCTTTTTCAAATGGTTGGGCGGCCTGGTATCTAATCCGGCCACAGGGAAAATCAGCCATACCAAACTATGGGCAAACGTGGCAGCCGCCTCTATGACCTATAAATTCTCGCAAACAGCGGATGCGCCGGAATGGCTCTGGTGGGCTTATGGTGCATTGGTCGGCGGGTATGCATTAATCAAACGCGGCATCGCGGCGATTCCGCAGGTCGCTGAAATCCATAAAGGAAAAGACGATGTGGAAAACGCTTAACCCTATTTGGCAGACCCTGATTCTGATTTTGCTGATAGCAGGTGCAGTACCAACGATTTATTTCTGCGGCTATAAGTCCTCAGCAAAGAAGGCGGAAGCTGAAAAAGCCGAAGTCATTGCTACTTATCAGGCTTCAGCCTTGGTCGCCGAGCAGCTCTATACCGAAAAGCTCAAAGCGGCTAATGAAGAAAAACAGCGTTGGTTTGATTTCGCACAAGCACAAAGCCGCGATTTGGCAACCGCCTATCAGCAAATCGGCCGCCAAGCGGCTCAATTGGAGAAGCAGATTGATGAAACTGTACAAAAAGACGGCAACCGTTTTAACGGCCTTGGCACTAACAGCGTGCAACTCTACAACCGTGCCCTCGGCCACGATTAAAACCGTTACCGTTGCGGAAATCCCCCCCGTCTCTTCCGAGCTGCTGCTCGTTCACGAACGCCCCGAGCGTCTGAGTGGCGGCTCTCCCGAACAACTTTTAAACCACGCCGTCCGTTATGGCGAATACTGCCAAAAACTGGAAAAACAAATTTCCGGCTGGCAGACATGGTACAAGAAAGGCCGTCTGAAAAATGACTGATTTTGCCGACCGCGCATCCGAACGCGAAGCCATCTTTCTCGCAGAATCCCTGTCAAAGCATCGACTGTCGTCTGAAACCACCGCCAGCCTTAGTCATTGTGAAGATTGCGGTTCGCCGATACCAAAAGCAAGACAACAGGCAGTCAAAGGCTGTACGCGCTGCGTTGTCTGCCAAGAATATTTTGAACACGGATGGCCATAAAAATGGAAAAAACCTTTATCAACATCGAGTTTTGGCAACTTGTCGGCTTTTTACTCTCATTCCTCGGCATCTGTTTTACCTTCGGCAAAATGCTGCTGGCTCAATTCCGCGAGCAGCAGGACGAACGCCAAAAACAGCAGGAACGCCTACAGGGTAAAGTCGAAATCATGGAAAACAAACTGGCGGAATTCAATGCCGGCCTGCCGCTCACATACGTCCTGCGCGAAGACTACATCCGTAATCAAGTCGTCCTCGAAGCCAAACTCGACAACGTCGCAGAAAAACTCACTGAAATCTACAAAATGGAAAGCGTAAAAAAATGATTAGCCAGGAACTGATCGCCAAACAACGGCGCGAGGGTATGCGTTGGAACATTATCAACACCCTTAATAAAGCCCGACCGCACACGACAAGCGAAACCTTCTTGTTGGACATCATGAACGCGATTTATCCGCAAACCACCGCACTGGAGCTACGCCAACAACTTGATTATCTGGCTGACCGCAAAATGGTAGACCTCAATAAAGCCCCGCACGGCCTGTGGTTTGCCGACTTGACCAGTTTAGGTGTCGATATTGCCGAATATACGGTGGAGTGCCGTGCCGGTATTGCACGGCCTGAGAAAGTATGGAGCTAGGCATGGCGCAACGCAGCAGCATTGAAAAGCTCCCCGAAGCCGTCCGACATGAATTTGAACGGAAGCTGGTAGAAAACGGTTTTTCAGACTACCAAGCCATTGCCGAATGGCTGCAAGACCAAGGCTATGAAATCAGCCGCTCAGCCGCCCACCGCTACGGCCAAAAAGTGCAACGTCGTTTTGCTGCCATCAAATCCAGCACCGAAGCCGCGCGACTGATTGCCGAAGGCGCAGCCGATGAAGGCGATACCCGTAGCGAAGCCCTGATGGCCATGCTGCAAACCGAACTGTTCGACGCATTGGTAGCCATAGGCGAGATGGACAGCGAAGAATTAAACGCGCTCGACCGTTTCGGCGTGATGGCCGAGGGTGCGAAGAAAATTAGCGGTCTGATTTCCGCCAGCACACGCCTGAAAGAGTATCAGGCCAAGGTCAAAGCCAAAGTACAGGCGGCCGCCGAAGATGTAGCCAAGCAGGCCAAGAAAGGCGGCTTGTCTGAAGAATCGGTCGAGGCCATCCGCAAGCATATTTTAGGGATTGCATCATGACGCCGTCTGAAATCCGAAATACCCGCCCATCAGAAGACCGTACCCCTACGGTCTTATTGCCGTATCAGCAGGCTTGGTGCGCCGACCAGTCGCCTGTGAAGCTGTGCGAAAAATCGCGCCGTATCGGTTTGAGCTGGGGAGAAGCTGCCGATACCGCCTTGCTGGCCGCATCCGCTAAAGGCATGGACGCATGGTACATCGGCTATAACAAAGACATGGCCTTGGAGTTTATCCGCGACTGTGCAGGCTGGGCGAAGCATTACCAGCTGGCGGCAGGCGAAATCGAAGAAACCGAGGAAGTGTTTGTCGAAGGCGACGACCGCCAGGCCGTGTTAGCCTTCGTTATCCGCTTTGCTTCCGGCTTTCGCATTACCGCCTTATCCAGCCGGCCTTCCAACCTACGCGGTAAACAAGGCCGCGTGATTATTGATGAAGCAGCGTTCCACGAACAGCTCGGCGAATTGCTTAAAGCGGCAATGGCCTTGCTGATGTGGGGCGGCCAGGTGCATATCATCTCTACGCATGACGGCGTAGACAACCCGTTCAACGAGTTGATTAACGATGTGCGTGCAGGGAAAAAACCTTATTCCGTCCACCGCATTACCTTTGACGAAGCGGTTGAACAAGGCTTGTACCGCCGCATCTGTCTGCGTTTGGGCAAGGATTGGACACCCCAAGGCGAAGCCGCGTGGTGTAAGGAAATCCGCGATTTCTACGGTGAAGATGCCAGCGAAGAGTTGGACTGTATCCCGAAAAACGGCGGCGGCAAATGGTTGAACCGTGCCTTAATTGAAAGCCGTATGACCCCATACACGCCGGTTATCCGCTACGACCAGACCGACGATTTCGGCCTGCTGCCCGAACCGCGCCGCGCAACGGAGGTGGCCGACTGGATAGCCGACACCCTGCAACCGCTGCTCGACGGTTTGGACAAGACCTGCGTTTCTTTTGTAGGCGAAGACTTTGCCCGCTCGGGCGACCGCACCGTGATTGTGCCGCTCTTACAAAGCAAAGACCTGATTTTAAAACCGCCGTTTGTTTTGGAACTGGGCAATATGCCGTTTGCCCAGCAGGAGCAAATTATGCAGCACCTGTTGGCCAAGCTACCTAATCTGCGCGGCGCGGCCTTGGATGCGCGAGGCAACGGTCAATCTTTGGCCGAAGCCATGCGCGATGCGTTCGGCGCAGAAGTGGTGGAAGCCGTGATGCTGTCGGAAAACTGGTACCGCACCCATACCGCTCCGTTCAAAGCCGCCCTCGAAGACGGCACACTCGACGGCCTACCGCGAGATGAAGACATCCTCACCGATTTACGTGCGTTCGAATTAGTCAAAGGCGTGCCTCGTATTCCGGACACCCGAACCAAAGGTCAAGACGGCAAAAAACGCCACGGCGACGCAGCGATTGCCTTTGTCCTTGCCCATTACGCCAGCCGCGAACTCAATGCCGGACCGGTACGCGTGGCCAGCCGCCGCGTGCGTCGAATTAGCAGAACAACGCATGGCTTTTAGGCCGTCTGAAAAGAGAATCCCATGAAAAAACCGCATTTCAAACTCAAAACCAATCATGGCAACATCACCTTCAAACCCGATGACCTGACCGGCCATATCGCCGTCTCACGCCAATTTTTAGGCGGTTTCGGCGGTTGGTTGCCTAATCCTGACCCGATTTTGCGCAAGATGGGCAAGCAAATCTATGTTTACCGAGAATTGTTGCGCGACGAGCTGGTCGGCAGCTTCGTGCGCCGCCGCAAAGCCGCTGTGGCACGGCTGGATTGGAAACTCAGCGGTGATGAAGTCGAAGATCGTGTATTGGATTTTGTCGAAAATTGGCTGGCCGCTGATGTCGATGTTTATAAGATCTGCAAAGACATCATGAATGCCGCATTTTTCGGCTATCAACCTATCGAAATTATCTGGCAAAAAGGCAGTCAATGGCTGCCGTCTGAAATTGTGGCCAAGCCGCAGGAATGGTTCGGATTCAATGATGAACGTGAGTTGGTTTTTACCGAAAACGGCTTGAGCCAAGAGCCGCTACCGCCTTATAAATTTCTGTGTCCGCGCCATGAAGACGACTATCTTAACCCTTACGGCCTAGGTGATTTGGGTTTGGTGTTTTGGCTGGTAACTTTCAAACGCGGTGGCATGAAATTTTGGGTCAGCTTTACCGAAAAATACGGCGCACCTTGGCTGATTGGCAAAGAGCCACGCTCCAATACCCATAGCGACACCGAAAAGTTGCTCGATGCATTGGAAGCCTTAATAAGCAATTCGGTCGGCACGATTCCGAATGATTCCAGTGTCGAAATCCACGAAGCCAGCGGCAAGTCATCATCAGTAGATGCATTCGACAAGCTGCTGAAAGAGTGCAAGTCCGGCATCAACATTGCCTTGCTTGGCCAAGACCAAACCACCGACAAAGAAACCAACCATGCCAGTGCCAGCGCGGGCTTGGAAATTGCCGACGATATCCGTGACGGCGACCGCCGTATTGTTGAAGCGGCGTTTAACGAATTGATTGAATGGGTGGTGGAACTGAATTTCGGCGATGTGGCTTGTCCGAAATTCGAGCTGTTTGAAAACGAGGAGGCAGGCACGAAAGAGCGTGCCGAGCGTGACAGTATGCTGTCCGGCGCGGGTGTGAAATTCACTCCTCAATATTGGAAACGCACTTACGGTTTGGAAGACGGCGATATCGTTGAAGAAGATGCCATTATCCCGACCGCTGCTGACTTTGCCGAAGGTTGGAATGGCACAGAAACCGATGCAGGCTTGATTTTAGATACGCTTGCGCCCAATGCAGGCCGTCTGAACCAACAAGGCCGTGACCTGACTGCCTTATTGGTGCAGGATTTGCAGCGCGGCGAAACCGAAGACAATATTCTCGACCGCTTGGCCGAGCAGTTCCCGAATATGGATGACACCGCCTTACAAAACGAGCTGGCACGAGTGATTTTCCTGTCAGGTTTGGTCGGCCGCATTGAAGCGGCACAGGAGATGAGCTGATGAATCCGGAAGACATCAAGGCAATTTTCGGCCTAGAGCCGGAAGCAGCGGTCGAATATTTGAAGCAGAAAGGTGTGGCCGTTTCGTGGGATTGGCAAGATATGCTCGACGACGCACACGCTACCGCGTTCACCGTGGCCAAAACCGCAAGCATGGACGTTGCCAATGATATTTATCGCGCTGTTGTCAACGCCGCCGAGACCGGCCAAACTCTGGAGCAGTTCCAGAAAACACTCACGCCGGTATTACAAAGCAAGGGCTGGTGGGGACGCACCCAAGCAACCAATCCGGACACCGGCGAAGCCCAAACTGTTCAGCTCGGTAGCCCGCACCGCCTGAAAACCATCTATCTGACCAATATGCAGTCAGCCTACATGGCCGGACGCTACGCTGAAATGATGGATTCTGTCGACACCCACCCGTATTGGCAATACGTCGCTATAAACGACAGCCGCACCCGTGACAGCCACCGTAGAATGCACGGCCGTGTCTATGCAGCAGCCGACCCGGTTTGGGACACCATGTATCCGCCGTTAGATTTCCGCTGCCGCTGCCGCGTGCGTCCATTATCACGCGCCGCAGGCGAAAGCCGTGCCTTACCCAGTCCGACACTTGAGACTCAAACCGTCGACATCGGTAGCAACGAATACACCGGAGAAGCCCGCTACGCCCAACGCACCGGCTTGCGGATTGACGGAAAGTTTGTCGCCCCTAGCGCAGGCTTCAATGCCAACCAAGGAAAAGCCATGCTCTCGCGAATGGCTTCCGTAGCCGTCCAGAAAGCACAATCCGTTCATCCCGATATTGCACGCGTAGCCTTAAAAACCATGATGACCAACAGCAAATTCAAATCCTCATTATCTGCTGTCGATTTGGCATGGGTACTAAAATTAATCAAAGGTTAGATATGCTTGAAATTAATCTTGATACTTCATCACTAGATCGTGGCTTGAGCCAGCTTCTGCAAAACGTAAGTCATCCGCGCAAAATGATGAAAGCCATAGCGACCGAAATGACTTCATTAACTGAAGAAAACTTCGAAAGCGAAAGTTTCGGTGGCAACAGATGGAAACAAAGCCAACGCGCAGCTCAAGGCGGCCAGACTCTGCAACTGACCGGCCAACTTGCAGCCAGCATCTCCACACAAGTAGGCAACGACTTTGCACGTATCGGAAGCAACAAACCATACGCGGCAATCCACCACTTGGGTGGCTCCGCAGGCCGAAACCATAGCATCCAACTTCCAGCCCGACCCTATCTACCAATCAACGGCAGTGGCCAACTTCAAAACGGAGCAGATAAACGCATCCTTGACATTGCAATCGAGTCACTCAGCTCAGGCCTGTAA